CTACACAGTGCTGGGCGATTAGCAACATAGCTCTCCCAACTTTCTGTAAACAGGCTATTATATTTGAATGTACTATAATACATTTCTGTATAGCTAAGTCTATCAGGCACCATAGGTATCGCATCTACTACTGCACCTTCGTAACAACTAATACCAAGCGTCTCTTGTAAGTTGGCACTAAACACAAGTTTAGCTTCTCCTAGCAAGTTATGATATTCATTCTTTGTTAGCTGTTGATCCTGACATACTACAAATTCATATTGTGGCAACTGTTCTTTGAGATCTCTAAAGATTTCAACTTGTTTTTCTGGAGCAATCCTATGCGGAAATAAAATTAAATCACGTTTTGGCATACCCTTATAAGGCAGTAATATGTCCTTCATATACTCCATAGGCCATCCAGTTCGAACATATTTTTTATCTTCGAGCATGTCCGCTTTATCTTCTTCTTCCCAAGGATTCTCAACCATTCCATCATTTAACAAGTTATGATGAAACATGTTGATATGGAATTGAGTAGCAAAATAATTATGATCGAATGCCGCAAAGAAACTTTTTTCAGCGTATCTAACCCAGGGTTTATTTCCTACAAGACGTCCTAAGAAATCTTGAGGATCATAACTGCCAGCATGCCATAAGCCATGTGTTGTTACAGGAATCTGTAACAGTTCACTCATGTACTTTAGGTTTATGATACCAGGATGCCAAGCATCAGTAAAAACGAAATGATCACCAGGCTTAACTGCTCCGGAGCAAAATAAACGCCCCATCTGCTCAACTTGGTTAGACTTATAGATATTGGTGCCACCAAAATTAAGAAAAGCACCAGGAGTAGTGGCCTTAGGAATATCTTCAGGCCCAGAGATAACTTGAACATTGTGTCCTGCCTTTCGTAAGAGAGCAGGTACATGGCGTTTCCATTCGCCAGTATACCTGGTTTCGACAGATTCTAAGTCAACTATAAAAACAGTCATTAGCTTTCTGTACGTTCGTATCTAGGATTTTTTCCTAGGTATGGCTTGCGTTCGCCGTTAAATGGTTTCTTAGGGCGACGAGATTTATCAAAATTACGCCACTGCCAACTTTCTCTATTATAGAGATGAGATTCGTCGAATGGAGCACCTTCGATACGACACCAATCAAGAAATGCTTCTAGGTCATCAAACACTTTAACAATGTCTGGGCGATTTTCAAAATACTTGTACTCTTTATAATTCTTAGCCATTATAGCCTCTTTTTAATATTTGATAAAACTACCATTTTCTCCATCTTCGGAGACCTCAATCCAAACCTCACGGTCTGGGTACTTTGCTGAAATCTGAGCATATAAATCATCACTCATCATTTCGCAACTTTTAAAATCCAGTTCAAGAATATCTTTATTATAAAGACTTTCACACCATCTCTTAAACTGAATAAATTCGATATCTCGATCGTTATGCACTACGCTGATCCAGACTTTAAAATGAAAGATATGTCTATGTGCGTTGGCTAAAAAACTAACGTCATATTCCCCTGCGGTACACAAGTTAGGATCTGTAGCAGCCGCAGGATACCGATGGATACCTTCTTTTCGAAAAGTAACCCATATCATTTTATTTGGTCGGACATCTTGTCTAATAATCATTTAATTTCCTAATGTCACTTTGGATGGATCTACTTTCATATATCCGTCCATCATTTGATCGATTGTAACGCCAGTTAACTTATACATGTAAGTATATCTGACTCCTGAATAAAATCTTGAAAGAGGTTTCACCATATGTAACTGATTGCTCGGAAACATACATAGTCTATTATACGCTGGAATTACAGTAGCGTCAACTGAAATTTTATCATATAATAATCGATCTACATTCTTAAGTTCAAATTCACTGTGTGCGTAGTTGTCATAGACCAGTGTTTCCCCACCCCAGGTTAAATCCCAATCTTTACCAATATAATTGATGACAGTAACACCGTCATGATAAAAATAATCGTAGTGCGGTCCAGGTTCTAAACCATGGGTTTGGAGATTAATATATGATTCTTGACATAAACCATGATTTAAGAATTTGGTTCGAAATTCCTGCCATAATTCTGTGCATAAGTCACCCACTTGAGATGTATTGTCTATCCGCTCGCCTTTGGTTACTATGCGATGATTCCAATAAGGTGATCCATGTTGATCACCGTGGAAATATTTAAATGGATGCTCTAATAGTTCACTGTATAATTTTTGGTAAGTAGATTCTTGATAAAAATTATCAATAATAATTATGTTATCTGACATTATCCTAGTACCTCATCTTTGCTGTATTGATCCCAATCGGTAAAATATCTACGATGGGTTAATGTACTTAATGGAATACACCAAACACCTGGATTAGTGGCTGCAAAATCTTTATCATCAATTTTAATTGTAGCATTATACCCTAGCTGATTTAGATAGGGCAATTTTACACTAATTTGTGGAATAAATCTACGCTGTTCTACAAGTCCGCTTTCGAGTAAACCTTCTGCATCTTTGATATCTAAATCTAATGTACACCAAAATCCTGCTTCAAGACACGTTTCAATCATCCTTTCCCAAGAATCCCAAGTGGCAATGTCATTGATTCCGTTTGTAGAAAAACTTTGATTAGCACCAAAATAGATATGACGGCATTCATTATCGTGTGCTAGATTCATAATAATTTGTTCGTTTTGTATACCTACAACAAACAGGGTTTTCATTCCGTATGCAGGAGTTTTTTCAATTTCAACTCCGGTGAAATAAACGATGTTGTCTAATATACCTGTAGTATAATCTCTTTCCATAACTTTTCCTTAAAATTCAAACAGTGATTCATTTAACACAGGTTTAGGCTGTTCTTTAACTTCTTTCTCAATAGTTAAATCTCCGCTGCCTTCGATTTCAAAAAGTACAGCAGACATAGCACCTGCATTGGTAATCTTATCACCGGTATTACCTCTAGTGCCGATGATACGATCAAAATAACCTTCGTAGTGTTCGATAATAGCCATGGCATCTTCTCTATTATCCATACTAAAGATTAAGTCTACAATGTCTTTAAATCGATTAGGACCTGGACTGTAGTCTCTAGGTTTGTCTAATGTTCTGGCATCCATCATAGCTGGAATAATACCTAAATCACTTTGACGATTAGCTTCTTGTACAGCGTTAACATGCATCCAGACATTATGTCCCATCATAATTGCATAGGTAAAACTATCCCAACTAGTACGTCCTTCTTTACCTACTTTATTTAGATCGCCTGGCTTATAGATACAAATATCTTTCATTTGTACTTGATCAATAATGGGACTAGATTCAAACTTATCAAAAATACCATCTTGTACTACAGCATCTTTAAACAGTCTTGTATCAGTAGCGTACTTCTTATCATCAGCTGACGCTTGCATACGATAGACCCACTTACCAGCATTTGGCGTTTCAGTTGCCATATAAATCTGTCCATTCGCAGTTGCCAGGAACGGACTAGCACAGTCGAAGCTGATAGTAAAGTCAGGATTATGATACTTACGCACCGCACGTTGGATATCTGTTAGTAGCACTGCCCATTCTAGTTTGCTAGTACCTAAAAAGTGCATCCAGTCTTGATGCCCTTGTTCTAACAAACCATCAAAGCGTAGAGCCACTAGGCGTTTAAGTATCAAATGAACGTCACACATGTTCTGTCCACCCATACCCCAACCATTAAATGGCTTGTCATATTTGGTCGGGTCGCAGAAGTCTTTCATCTGTTGATACCAATCTTCTGCCTGCGTATGATTCTCGCCTTGCAAAACGTTTAAGAACTTACAAGCACCTGTACGATTTTTAATAAAGTATTCGTTATTATATTTGGTAGCATCTGCGGCCTGTTGATAGCTTTCGATACCTGTAGCCTTACGACCTTCTGGACTACGTTCAACCCATGCTGGAATATCAAGTACCATGCCGTATTCCATATAAGCATCCATCCATGCTAACACTTGTTCACGTTTTTTCTGTGCGGCATCTAATAGTGCTTGATAGTTTTTGACATGATCAATCTTAGTATATTTCAGATTGCCATTCTTATCGGTTTTAGGATCGCCTGTTGGATGCAACTGTGGAACAAGTTCAACACCCAAGGCACGAACCTCTGCCCACTTGGCGGCAACTTCTGGACCTGTAGGATCACGCCATTCGCCTTCCCATACACCCTTACCAATCTGGAATCCACCAGAGTCACCAACTACCCAACTAGTAGTACGATCACGATTACGGAACATATCTTCTCCGTCATCTCGCTTAGTCATATCTAGATTAGCATGCCCTGCTGAATATAAGCAATGGTCATAATAAAATAAGGCATTAGGATTTAGATAATTCATAGCTTCAATGCCCAACGGACCAAAGCTCGCTGGAATACGTGCTGGATCTACATACGGTCCAAATCGTTGTTTGCCTATGAACGTACTGTAAAATCCAGATGTTGCTGGTAAAAAGTACGCATAGTCATTTTGACTAGCTGTTAAATTCTTATTCAATTTTGCCCCATTTAATCTTTAACCAAAGTCTTTCCATTGCATAGTGTACAGCAGTTAGAATAATATGAATTAGGATAGCATCGCTTAACCCAGTCCATAAAGCAGTTATAAGTAACGCTACTATTCGATAGCTTAATGCTCTAACTACTGTACGCTTATGAAGTTCTTTCATTACTTGCTTTGTGCTGGTAAAATATAATCATATAAAGCAAGTCCGCTATCTACAGTAATTTGTAGAGCACCTACGTCGGCAATACGCATAGTAATATCACCTGACAGACCTAAAATACTTTGAATCTGTTGCACAGGCCATGACCATGTTTGTTTTAGTTTACCTGTAATACCGCTTTGGAATACAAATGAACCAGCGTGAGTACTAGCATCACCGAAACTGAATATTAAATTGTTATTATCAGTTGATACTTGAAATACTGTTTCTTCAGTATGTGCAGCCGCTTGAAACTTCAAACGTTGGATACTGGCAACTGTTGGTTCAAATTCTACATCCCATGTTGAACCTTTAAACTTAACAGATTTTAACTTTTCATTGATAATATCTTGATTCATAAAACGATAATGATTTTCAAAGTCACCTGTAGCATTTTGGAAATGTAACTCTGTTGGAATAGTTTCACCGTTACGTTCTTGTGTTACTACGCTAATGGCAGCACCTTCCTTGTATTCTGGACATTTTAAATGCAAGTCTAACTTATTTAGGTTAGGCATACCGAATGTGCCTTCAAAGTTTTCAACTGGGGTATGTGTCTTGGCATTAAGAATCACTGAACGATCTTCGGCCATTGATTCGATTTTTGTTTCTTTGTCTGTGGCTGTAACCTTGACCAAAGGTAAAAATCCCAAACTATGTGTATGTGCTACTAGGTCTTGTAAAAAGTCTTTCATATGAATCTCCATGTGTTAATATTATACTACAATTTTCGACTATGTCAATGTTTTTAAAACTCAAATAAACTATTAAATGTATTTTTTTCTTCAGTACTGCCAACATTCCATTTTAGTACACCAATAAGATTATCCAATTTATTATCAATAATGGTTTGTTCCATTTCGGTGTGATCAAATGGTAAATCTTTAAACCATTGCGGCAATCTTAATTCATCGACTGGATACGCTACACTGGTGAATCCTAACGGATTTGGTTTGAGCTTACAGACGATAACTTTTGCACCATCAGTGATGGCCATAGAATACTTGTCATCATACATGCGTTTTAATGTATTCCAGTTGAGGCTTGCACGTACATGTCCTGGCATATTTGTTTTGCCAGCTTTCTTTTCTTTAGCCGCATATTCAGTAATATTATTAGCACGTTTGGGAGATCCTTTTTCCCAACCAGGACGTGCTTTAAATCTGCCACGAAATTCTGTAATATGATCTAAAACTTCTTGTTCTGGTTTACCCATCAAGACCATTTCAAGAACATCACTCAAAAAGTTTTGAATAAACTCAGGAGTATCACTACGCTTAAGATCCAAGCCCATGGCCTTGATCTTGCCCGGCTTACCATCTATATCAGCACGTTTACCTTCTTTATCGTAGTAAAGAACTGCATAACGTTTCTTGGTAATAAACAAACTCTTAGATCCGACAATCTCACGACCGGCTTTGATAACTTCTCCACGACTCTTAGGACAATGAAATGCATCTAACATAAATTGTTGGAATGTGGCATTGACTTCTTCGCCAATCTGGTCATACAGTTGTACTACAGTTTCCTTAGTCCACGGAATGACACCGCTTTCGATATCTTTTTTAAGTGTTTTATACGCTGAAAAATAACAACTATCTGTATCACCATAGATAATTGCTTTACCTATGTGGTCGTACTCTCCGCAAATGATTTCATTGACCTTAGCAGCCATGTGTTTGGCAATCTGTCTACCTGTTAGTGTAGTTGATTGTCCAATACGTTTATCAAAGAAGCGGCATCCCGGATTAAGAATAGCACCATACAAACTGTTCAAGTTAATTTTTTTAACTAGTTGTCGTTTGTCCCAATACTCTTCTTCGATTTTGTTACCGGCATTGACAGCTTCTTTTAGTTTGGCCTGCATCTCTTTACGTTCTGCATACCAGCGTTTGAGTAGTCCCGGAATAATACCTTCATTTTCATAACTAAAAATAGTACCATTGGCACTGATAGTCCAAGGTTGGTTACTTTCAAATATCAGTCTGTAAACTTCGGCAGCACTTAGCACATCAGTATCACCATTTTCCCAATCAATTGTGATATCGGTACCAATCTCTTGATTCATAACGGCTGTATATTCAAGACTTCCGAAGATACCTTCCCATGCGGCTGCAAAGCTCTTACCCTGTGCCATTTTTAATTCAATATACTCGTCTGTTTTTGTTGGACGCAACTGACCAATAATAGTTTCCGGCCCCATGTTTAGAGCACGAATGGCACTAGGATACAGGCTGTTAATATCTAATGAGCCGACCCAGTCCTGAAGACCTTCTTTAGGATAAGCAACATACGCACCTGCCGCCGCATTATTTTCTCTATCATCCATTTTAGGACGATTAGGAACTTGCATACCCCTACGATGACTTTCATTAATAATAGCCTGCTCTGTAACAGCAACAGCACCCATAGTAGTTTGTAGCAATACTGTATTTTCATGTGCCAGTGTATTGGCAAGATCTAAAAATTTAAGTTTCTTATCTAGATCATCTAGCAGTTGGCAGTCATTGATGTTGTATTCTACAAATGTGCGGAAGTCATTATTGTATAACTGATCCAACGTACCCTCGTACTGTGTCTTACGTTGACCTAATTCATATTCAGCAATGGCGTCTAGTCGATAGGAGTGTCGTTCTTCATAGGTATATTTGCGATACAGTTCGAGACTATCCAAGTGTACACGACCTACAAAGTCATAGGTAACTGATTGTCGACCGAATTTTTCATATTCACGTCTTTTTGGAAATTGATCGAACAGACAAAATCTTCTTGTATCCTCTTTGCTAAGAGTTTTGGTTACACGATTGACAGTATAGGGGATATCAAAGCCCTCACTATTCCAGCCAGTTAAGATATCTGCATCTTTAATTAGATCTAAAAACACATCTAGCATTTCTGCTTCAGATTCGTATAACATAACGTTGTCAAAATCTTTAGCCTGCTCTTTAGCCTGCTCCATAGTGATAGTCTTTGGAGGAATGGCTAGACAGATCATAGTGTCTAACCATTGTAGTTTAACAGCAATAGCAGTGATGGGCATAAATGCATCGTCTGGTGATGCATAACCACGTTCTGGGTCGAAGTCGACCTCAATATCGAAAAATGCTACATTGAGTTTTGGCGCATCTTGATTGAGATAATTTTCACTTAGACATACAAATATTGGGTTGATATCTGCTTCGTAAAGAGTCTTGCCACTATTAATGGCCATTTCTTTTCTAAGTTCTTTGGTATTTTTACACACAATACGACTAACTGGGTCGCCGTGAATACTTTTATGTTTACCTCTAGGGTCTTTTACATAAAATGTGTGTTTGACAGGAATATCGCGAAATTCTCGTTCGCCTTTCTTGTTACGTTCAACCACTTTAATGATATCATTCTCGCGGTCAAACCATGCGTCTACATACGACATAAATTATATTCTCCATTGTCATTTTAGGCTGACAAATACCTAATGTGCTGTTTATGGCCAGCGGACCTTTCTCTATAATACTTATTAGATACGTTTAGTGATATCCAAAATTGCTTCAATTTCTTCCCAATCATCATTATGACTAGCCCAATCGCCCTTGTGTGCAATTTTAATGGCTTTGTTAATAACGCTTGGTTTGATGTTCAATTCTTCTGCAACTGCCTTGACTGTTTCTTTTAAGCCTTCATTTAAATCTTCAACTTCTTGCAGAACGGTTGATCCCTCTGCGATTAATCTTTCTAATTTTGCCTTTTCTTCTGGACCATATGCACGTGACATTGACTTCTCCTTAACTATATTGCCTATTATATACTAATTATCACCTGAGAGCAATAGGTAAAAAATTTTAATTAGTTCAATCTTTTAGTTTTTTGGAACGCAGTTTGGTACGGTTTTGCCGTTTTTCTTTTTGGTTCCGACAGGATGATAACCCTTCCAGCAAGGATTTTCTGTGCGTAGACTTTCGTCTACACTTTCATCATAGTTACTGGCGTCGTGTAGGTCTTCGCCTTCGCGATAACCATGATAATATGCACGAATAGCATCGTGACTAGTTAAATTGTGAGCTAGGTGATCAGCTGGACGACCGTAATAGGCATCTGCGCTACCTAAGTCATGCGGTGATCCGTGTTCGTGTCCTTGATTTTCTAAACTAAGATGTCCTTCACCTGGATCGATTTGTAATCCTGGACCGCCTGGACCTGGTGTAAATCCAATCGTATGATCTGGAATTTCGTTTTCTTTAACTTTCTTATGCTTCATAGCATTGCTTAACTGTTTAGTACCAGTGTCGGCTTTGTTAAATTCTTTAGCAACTGATTGTTTAATTCCTAACTTTTTAGCAAATTTAGGATCGTGTGCGGCTGCAGCCATTGTGCGAGCTTGCTTTTCTGTGGTGCTTTTTTCATTAAGTGTACCTTCTTTCATTAGTACACGTTCAGCAATGACGCTGGCATATTGATTAATCAATTGACGTTTCTTAGCTTGTTCTGCTGCAAGTGCTTCGGCAGTAGTCTGTTCAACTTCTCGGAAAAATTTACGGACACTAGTCTTTATAGGACTTGTGGTTGTTTGAGGTTGGACTTTAGTTTCTTGATAGTGTTGCATAGCCATTTGTACAGGCAATGCAACTTTGTGTGGATTAGATCCTTCATTGATAATGGACAGGAATTTCTTCATGTCATTACCGCCTTCTACAGGCTTAGATTGAACGCCATCTAACGCCTGCAAGATCTTTTTCATGTCCATGGGTATTACCCTAGTAGACGCTTTAGATTAGATTTAAACTGACCAAAGTCTGTAGATTCTTTAACAGTTTCTTTTTTGGCACGTAACGCAGCCAAATCTTTACCGTCGATCTTACCTTTTGGTTCAGCAACATCGATCTTTTCTTGCTTACCTGGTAAGTCTTTTGTTGCTTCTTTCTTTTCAGCAACATAAGCAACTGTTTCTTTAACATTCTTCCACATAGCAGCGGCAGCAATCTTCTCACCTTTCTCCCCACCACCAGCTTTCTTAGCTAGTTTAGCAAAACCTTTGCCTGGCTTGCCAATGTCGCCACCTGCTTTGGCTTTTTTAACAACCTCAGACTTTTTCTCTTTGCTTAGACCTGCACTTGGTTTAGCTTCGTCAACTTTCTTTTTACCACCTTCTTCGTCTTTACCAAGACGTCCAGCGATAACATCACCGCGTGTTACTTTGTCGTATGGTTTAGCATTGTTAGCTAAGTTACCGTCACCTTTCTTTTTAGCTTCGGCAACAGACATTGTAGGCGTTGGTTGATCCCAGCACTCTTCTTCTGTCTCTGGTTTGGTATTTGCCATACGGTTAGCACCAGCAACAAATGCTTCTAATTCTTTGCGATACTTAACAGCCTTATCTTTGACCTTTGGATGAGCACGATCTAAAACGTGTGCTTTTTCTTCTTCACCGTGGCTGTGTAGATCACCACCGCAGTGTGGGCAGCTATCCATTTCTTCGTCAACTTTCTGACCAGCTGAATAACGCTGTGCTTTACCTTGAGCTTTTAATGCTTTATATTCTTTATCTTGTTTCTTCTGATGCTCACGATCACCTGCTTTTTCTGCACTAGATTTGGCAGCTTTACTAACTTTCTTAGCTGGCTCTTCTTGATGTGGCTCGTCTGTAAAGTTACCTTTATGCTCGATACCTTTATCAGTCTTAGTTACTGTTCCGCCTTTATGAGTCTTGGCTGTGTCACCAGTTTTTTTCAAATCAAAGTCTTCTTTTACTTTTTCAGCTTGTGCTTTCTTAAGCTCTTTCATCTTATCTTTAGCTTCAGCTAATAGTTCTTTGATCTTCATTTTTTGTCCTTCGCTTAAGGTATCACTGTTGTCCAAGTGATGACCATATTCACTTAGTTTCATTTCATATTCTAGATAGTGGTATACTGTGGCAATATAGTCAGCAGCTTTGGTAATTTTAGCTTGTACCCATGCTTCTAATTGATCATTATCATGGATTGCACTGGCTAATTTTTTAGAATATGCTTCTAGTTTAGTTAGATCAGCTTTGGCCATTGCGCCTTCACGATCTGTTTCACCGTCATGAACTCCAATAACCTTTGGTTCGTCATGTGTGCTAGCATTGGCTACGTCGTGTTCTGTATCCATTGGCATAGTTTGGTCAAATTCTTGTGGCATTTGTATACTCCGTTATCTGTATGTATTTAGCTTCTTTTGATCACTGTAGCACTTTCTGCTTGACTACCAAATAGGTTACCTTTTTTACCCTTGATATCTAGGGCATTTACAGCAGTACCTGCCTTGGTTTTAGGCTGTACTACCTTAGGTTGTGGGGGTGCTTTTGTACCTGATTTACCTGGACTACCGGTATAGCTTTTAAGACCACGTGCTTTACCTGGGCTTAGTTGTGGAGCATCTACAGTGCCAATACTTGCAGCATTAGTTGTTCCGAACGACGCTTCCTCGTGTAAAAGTTCTGAAATTTTCATATTATTTTCCTACTGGGTTTTCACCAGTTAAGTAAGGTTTACTAAACCATAGCTGGAACCATTCTGGTGTTCCTGGTCTAATTTTATTTTTACGTTGCAGTATTGCTTTTTCAGTTCCGGTTATACTGATATTACTACCACCATAAGGTTGCAGACCTTTAAATTCTGTAATGCCTGCTAACTTCTTAAGATGGGCAAGATCGTCCATTATTTCAAGCTCGCTCTCAGCATCCAACTATGCTTCTTATGTGCATCTTGGCGATCTGCTAAGAAGTTACTAAGACCATGATCACCATGCTGTTCAGCCATTTCAAATGTAATGCGGAATATGTTAGCCATCTTTTCACTATCTGCTAGTAATTCACGTAGCATAGTTTCAAAATCTAAAACTTCATTTTCATCATCTACTGTGGTCAACATACTGAATTTTTGTAAACTTGCTGGGGCATACAGTTGTAGGGCACGTAGATGTTCTGCAAAAGTGTCAATGCTGCCATATACTTCTGTGTAAATTCTTTCAAATAATTCGTGTAGTTGACCGAATAATGGTCCTTCTACATTCCAATGAAAATTATGTGCCTTTAGATAAAAACTAAATTCACTGGCAAATGCTGTTTTAAGAGCTAGATGATATTTGTTATTTTCCATTTTATACGCCGTGTTTGTTTCGTTTAGATTGTGCTACAGGACTAACTTTATGTGTATCGATAGGTTCGCGACTTGGAGTACGCGGACGTACTTGATGATATTCAGTAGGCACGATCTTTTTCACCTGATTAACCATGTTGTGTTCAATGTCAGTAAACGGATGAAAAGTCCAATAAGGTCCCATCCAACTTTCATGATCTATATCTAATTTTTTATTGCTGCCGTCGGCCATAGATAATGCTATTCCGGTACGTAATTGGTGATAACTTGGATTGTATCCACCTGGATCGCGTTGACGACTAAACCCTTGATGAACAGCATCGTGCTGTGGATGTGTAGTTCCTGTACGTTCAACGATGAATTCTTTAGCTCGCATTATACACCGTATTTGTTCTTTTTAGGTTTAGCCACAGGACTTGTAGTATTACCGCCGTCTGCTTCGTTGCTTACTCCATCGCTTAAATGTGTAATAGCGCCAGCACCGATAGATTTAGCCGCATCTTTTACTTTTTGTAGTTCTGCATCGGTATACGCTGTAATAAGAGGATCTCCGCTCATTGCACCTGCACGTGGCATATCGGGATTGGCCATGGCCATACCAAATCTATACTGCATATACGGACTACCATTAGCCTTGTTCATGCTAATGTTAGGGATACTCATAGCATTTTTAAGTGCTTGTACATGTACATGGTGTAATTCTTCAGCGCCTTTACCAGCAAAGGGAACATCCCCTTCTGCTAGATTTTTACGCATGAATTCTTGTGCTCTCATTTCTCTAACCCTTTGATTGGCTTGCTTTATATTTACCGTTTCTGTGACTTTGGTATTTTTAGTTTTTTTAGCCTTAGGTTTAGCAAAATCTCTCAGACGTTGTTCGGCTTTGTGCATTAGGTCGCGTACTTCGTCATCACTTAATTCTGGACTCATAGAATCACGCCATGCTTGGAATTTTTTTTCTTCTGTAGCATTAGGATCTAACAGTATATCACGCATTGGTGTAGCACGTGGGCCTTCTTCTTCTCTACTAGGATCGTTAGTTTCTTGACGACTGATAACCTGTAACCCATCTGTAAAATTAAATGGAATATTTCCAGCCTTATCGGCGACGCCGTTATAATTTTTAACATAACTTAAAGCGTTGACTTGATCGGCACCTACAACAACAGTACAAGCAGTGTATCCCATTTCATTTAACTTACGTAGTACACGAGTTAAATCAGGCATTTCTTCTGTAGCCACATGAAATATTTGTCCGTGATGTGGAAATACTTTTTTATAAATTGCTAGTTTTTCTTCTGGTTGTAAAGGATCATCTTTTCCAACTGAACGACTTAATACAAAGTAAGGATCGGCACCAGTTTCTCTAGCCTGTGTAATAACACTGCTGGCCAGATACATATGACCCTTATGGCCCATACCACGTCCCCAACCTACTACGGCTGATTTGTGTTCACCTGTACGATTAAGTAGTTCACGCAGGTTCATTATCTTTCCTTGGGGCCCAGTTGGCCTGATCGATAGTTTTAACAAACTGTCCGGGTAAATCGTTCTTAAATTGACCACCTGGGTGAGCTTGCACGTATCCTTCGGGTTTGGTTTGACGAATGCCACTGTGTGTTCCGGCACTTAATGAATTAATAATTTTCATCTTTTGACTAGTTAACATTTCTACAGCGTGGAGTATAACATTTAACCCGGGATGATTTAATATTTTTTGTGCTTGACCAGACGATAGTTTATCATTCGCCCAATCAACGAATTTTTCTTTTACGCCTTCTACACGTAAATTTTGATTAAAGAAACTGTATAATACATCTCCAGGTTTACTTAATCCAGGCTGTCCTGCTATGAAACTATCAATTACTGATTTATTGTCTTTAATATATTGCTCAGTATGAGCTAATCCTGCGTCATCTATCTGTGGAGGATTTTCGACATAGGTTGTTCCTTGCACTATGACATTTTTAGTAGATAAATTTTCTGCATTGGGATAACGCTGTTCTTCGCTACCGATATGCGTGTAATATCCTGTAGCAGCAACCATGAGATATTGACCATCTGGATTAGATACAGCCTTGGTAATACGTTTACCTAAATCACTGCTACTGGGAATATGGAATGTAGTGATGTTTGGAGTAAAATCATACTCGCCTGTTGTGGGATTTAGTTTTGGTGGTTTACCTGGATAGAATAAAACCCCACCTTCGATATAACCTTTCTCGGGACTTATTGATTCAAACAACGGCCACAAACTGGCCATCCCTTGAGCAAATGCTTGACGTTGTGCTTCTTGCCCGGCCTGTGTCTTTCCTGTACCTAAAATAAAATTCATAACATCGTCTGGATCATTCATCATAGTTGTTATGCCAGATTTAGTATGTGTAGTGTTACGTTTCATGTAGTCCCACGCATTTTTTGGAAACATGTGGAATCGGCCTTGTTCATCACGTCCCCAATAGACTACAGGACTACCATCCCATTTTAATTCTATCTTTTTACCACCTGCACCGGTCATATGACGTAGACGCTCTACTGCATGTAGTCCGCCAGTACTGCCATTTGTAAACACAAGGTCTTCGATGTGTTGATATTTACGGCCTACCGCGGGCGCAGCCGCTTCATTAATAGGCTGCGGTGGAGTATTTTTCCAACTAGGTCCTTCGCTGGATCTTTGTAGGATTTCGTTTTTAAGTTCTTGATTAGGTATAGCTGCCATAATACTTTCTAAGCTACCTAAATCTTTAGCAGTGGCGTTGGCATTTAATAGACGTTTAGCAATGTCATCTAAATTATGAGTAATGAATTGGGCCTTCTTGCCCATGGCATCTCTTGCATATAATCCTTCGTCGGGACTATACAGCATACCTAACTTACTGGCCAACGTGCTTAGGAATACCTGTTTATGTACCCCTTTGTATGGACTTCCTTGCGGGATATTATGAACATGCATTTTATGAACATGTTCGGCATGAGCTACAACCTTTATACCGCCTTGATAGAATTTACCTTGATAAGGTAATAGAAAATGAACTTCTGATCCTGCTTTTCTAGTGTCTAGTCCCTGACCTTGTAGATATTTTTCAAGTTCTACTCTAGTAGTCTTGCCATCTTTAGTTCCAAACACTTTCATAAGATGACCTAAGTCAACCATCAGATCTAAGTCATTGCTGAATTTGCCAGGAGTTGGATTTGCGGCACTGCCGGTCTTGTAAACAACTATGTGTTTGCCTAGGCCATTAATATATCTGTTTACTTCATTAGCCAATTTGTCGGCTATAGCTTGATCGAATGGCTCGGCTTCCGGCCACATGGTTAAATTGGCTTCTACGACTGTCTTTTTAGGATTTACAAACAACTCACGCAAGAGCATGATTACTCTCCGTATTTTCCATCTGCAATATGTTGATAAATTTCCTCATGCAGTTTTTCGCAAATCTTATCTAGTGTTTCTTCATCTAATGTAGTTGGTAATTCACGAATCGGATATTCTTTAAGATAAGATTTGTAGCACTCGTCAACCGCTGGTTTCAAAATGCTAGGTTTTGTTTTAAAATTCTTTTTTTGTAAATGATTGCAACGAGCAATAATTGGATATAGATGGCGGCGATATGCCTCATCGTTGTTGTGCATAAAATGTATCACATCTTCTGGGAGATCAAAATTGATTTGATTACCTTCTGTTGTTTTTTCAACATACTGTAAATCATTAAAATTTTTATTTTCGATCAGTTCACGTATACGCATTTCTAAGCCCGTTTTATTAAATCAGCAGAAAACTCTGCGGTTAGAGTATTTATCGCTTTTGTAATCAACTGTCTAGGCTTATTACTTGACTATGCGTTCTATTTTAGCAATACTATCGCCTAAATGCATCTTGGCCAGCAATAGATTGTTATCACCGGTGATATAGAAGTGTGTTCCACCCCAGCTACGTGGTTTATTTAGGTCTCTAATGCAACTTTTTGTCAATTTTACCTTGGCATTTTTCTCAGCCCACTCTACAAATCCTAAGTTCTCAGATGTAGTTTTACCTAGGGTTACTCTAAAATCAAAGTTCATTTTAGGCATTACTACAGTGTTTTCCTGTAGTGTTTTACCAGCAACTGGCATACTGATATACTTAACATGCGACTCGTCAATTTTACTTAAGATTTCTGTATCTTTCTTATTATTAGTATAAATGGTAATCCAGGGCGATTCGACACGGATATCTATCCCTGACATTTTGCTGAGAGCGTTCTGTAGCTTTAGTGCATAGTCTAAATCTTCAGGGGTTTTAATATGGGCATGATGCTGATACCAGTTGTGGACCTTTTTGCTATCAAAATTAACTTTTTTAAGATTTTCTAAAGTAGCAGACATATCACCACTTCTGAACCAAGTCGCACCGGAACATACCAATACTACTTTGTATTGATATATTCTCTTAAAGAGTCTTTTGGTTGTTTTAAATTCCATCAATCTCAGCATCCAAAGTGGCAACAGTTGAATCAGTAGTTAGCAATGGAACTTTAGATTCTTTGGCCTTGCTAACTAGGCAGATCTTATCATCTACTATAGTAATAGTAGCCCAACCACCATTTTTTAGATCACCAAACAACATCATACGAGCAAGGTCACGTTTAATTTCCTTGTCAATAACACGTTGCAATGGACGAGCACCCATCTTAGGATCAAATCCTTTAGTAATCAACCATTCAACTGCTTCTTTGTTGATTTTGATACGAATGCCTTTGTCTTTAACTTGCTCTTTAAGTTCGTCGATAAACTTATTAACGATCTTGACCATTGTTTCTTTGCCGAGTTTGTTGAATGTAACAACACCGTCCAAACGATTGCGGAACTCTGGAGTTAAGAACTTCTTCAAATCTGCATCGCTGTAGTCTTTATCTTGTTTACCAAAACCAATTGCGTTCTTTTCTGCTGATTGAGCACCAGCATTAGTAGTAAGGATAAGAATTAAATTACGACAATCAGCACGTTTACCATTTGATCCTGTAATAAATCCGTTGTCCATCAACTGTAATAATACAGTCATAACGTCTGGATGTGCCTTTTCAACTTCGTCTAGCAACAATACAGCATTAGGTGCTTCTTGGATCTGAGTGATTAGCTGACCAGCATCTTCTTCAAAACCAACATAACCTGGAGGTGATCCAATCAACTTACTGATACTGTGTTTTTCTTGATACTCACTCATATCGAAACGTAATAGTTTGACACCTAGATTCTTAGCAAGTGCTTTGGCAGTTTCAGTCTTACCAGTACCAGTTGGGCCCATAAACACAAATGATCCAACAGGTTTATTTTCACTCTTAAGTCCTGCTTGAGCAACAACAATTTTGTCAACTACTTCTTGCAAAGCTAGATCCTGACCATATACTACCTGTTCAAGATTTTCCTGCAGAGTAGCAAGATTGCTAGATTCTGTTTCCATAATCTTTTCTTCAGGCATTTGAACTATTTTAGCTAACTCATATTGAATTTCACGTTCAGTGATAACACGTTCGTCTGCTAATTTTAAATTGAAACGACTACATGCTAGGTCAATAAGGTCAATAGCTTTATCTGGTAGTTTCTTATCTGTTTGATACTTGACTGATAATTTAACAGCCGCTTGGATAGCATCGCTACGAATTTTAACGCTATGGAAACCTTCGTAGTATTTTTTAATACCTTGTAAAATACTTACTGCTACTTCTTGTGTAGGCTCGTCAACGGTGATGCGTTGGAAACGACGCATTAGGGCACGATCCTTTTCAAAGTGCTTGCGATATTCTTCCCAGGTAGTTGATGCTACAACTTTGATGTTGCCTTTGCTTAGAGCAGGCTTCATCATGTTAGCGAGATCGTTAGCAGAGTTGCTAGCAGATCCTGCACCGCTAATCATATGTGCTTCATCAATAAACAATACTGTCTTGCCTTTCTTTTGTAGACCTTTGACAACTGCTTTAAAACGTTCTTCAAAATCGCCACGATATTTTGATCCAGCTAACATGGCTGAAATATCTAAACTATAAACCTTATATTCTTTTAAGAAATCAGGAATCGCACCATTTACGATATTATAGGCAAGCCCCTCTGCTATAGCAGTTTTGCCAACGCCCGGATCTCCAACAAGGATTACGTTATTTTTACTACGACGACCTAAAGCCAGGGCAATGTTTTCCAGTTCATCAATACGTCCGATGACAGGATCTACTTTATTCTTAGCCACTTGATCATTGAGATTAGTTGTGAACGATGCTAGAGCCTTTTCGCTTTGTGAATCTCTTACACCTTCACCTTCCTCGTGATCTTCGTCAACGGTGTTACTATTATTAAGATAATCTGAAAACTTATCTTTATTAACCTCTGCCTGTTGAATATAAAAATGTGCCCATGAACGTTTTTCGCCCATCATGGCAATAAAAACGTCAGTCGGCTCAATACGTTGACGACCATTAAATAACACCTGCGTAAATGCACGATTTAGCACACGCTCAACTGACTGTGTTTTTTTAGGTTTAATAACAACGTCTTCTACAGTAATCTCAGCACACTTGTTTTGTAGATAGTCATCTACATTCTTTCTAAGGGTTTTAACGTCTGAACCATAACCTTCTAAACAATTTGTAAATGATTCTTCCAACAGCATAGAATAAAGCAAATGCTCGATTGTAAGATATTCGTGATGTAGCTTTTTAGCAGTTTCAATTGCCCGCTCAAAAACTGCTTGTAAATTATCACTTGGTTCTACCATTATATTTCCTTTTAAATTGTTTCTTCTTGGCTAACGCTAATTTTAATGAACTAATTTTATCTGTAAAACAAACACCATCTAAATGATCTAGCTCATGTAAAAAACATCTAGCATCAATATCTGATAATTCTATTATACACTCTTTTCCTGAACTATCCAAGTATTCTGAAGTAATTCTTTTTGGACGATCAATGTCCAACCATAAATCAGGAAAGCTCAAACAACCCTCGGTTCCTGACTGCATCTCTTGACTTGCACTAACTACCTTGGGATTAAACATGGCAAACGACTGACCATTTTGCAGTTGTATAGTAAAAACTCTTTTTAAAATACCCACTTGATTAGCAGCCAACCCGATACCATTCGCTGTACTCATAAGTTTGATCATTTGCTGTTCCAACTCAATAGGATCAGAGTCTACATTAAAATCCCAGTCTTCGGCCTTAGATTGTAATACAGTATTAGGAGCGATTAATAATTTCAGCATTAAGTTTAGTTAATCTTTCTACGAGATCTTGATCGATGACTGCTGGCGTTTTAATTCTTATTACAGAAACAAATCGTCCTTTATATCCGGTGTTGACATTCGGAAATCCTTGACCGTTGCTGGCAAACTCTGTACCGGACTCAACACCGGCCCTAATTTCGAGATCCATAGTTTGACCAGTAATAGATTTTACAGTTTTCCTACAACCTATCATAGCCTCAATTGGAGTAATATCCACAGTGGTGTATAAATCGTCTCCCCTGCGTTCAAAATCTCTGTCAGGCAATACAACTATAGTAACATTGAGATTACCACGTTGTGCTCCGGGCACACTATCATCTCCTAGACCGCTGTATCTAATAGTGTCACCGTTAGTAACTCCTGCAGGCACATTAATGACTACGTTTTGATTCTTTCCACTTGGTAGTTTATAATTTGCTTCCAGTTGTTTGCCTTGATAAGAATCTAATAAACTGATCTGGCATTGTATGTTTAAATCTCTATTCCGGCGCATGTTTGGATGCATACGACCAAAGATATCCCCAAACGGATGATTAGGGAATGGTTGTGGTCCTGCTCCCCACATGTTGGCAAACGGATCAAAGCCGCCACCGGTATTAAAATGGAATTGTGGACCGCCACCATATTGACGTTGCTGATCGTATTCAGCACGTTTTTGTGGATCACTTAGGTTGTCATAGGCAACACTAATGTCTTTGAATTTGGCTTGATCCCCACCTTTATCGGGGTGATGCTGATTAGCCAATTTTCTATAGGCTTTTTTAATTTCATCTGGGCTAGCGTTTTCGTTAACCCCTAGTATATTGTAATAATCAGTCATAGTCGTAATAACAGGTCTCAAGTAATATAGTAATTATACTATACTAAGGGAGACCTGTCAAGTTTTTGAGCTGTTTACTTTTTCTTTTTTGGTGCTACAGTGTCTGGCTTAGTTGTTGCCATTGTTTCACCATCAAACTTCTTGTGATGTTTAACTTCCTTTTTAACAGTGGCAGTTTTAGCCGCTGGTTTCTTAGCTGGCTCTGCATGTGCTACTTCGAAACATACAATACTCCAAATTACAATGTTTAATGCGATTAAAAACTTTTTCATAATATTTTTCCTTATAGTGCAGGTTGATCAAATGTTGGAATGACTTTCTTACCACTGGCATTGACTGCTACTGGTGTTGTTGTTGCGGGTGTCGCTCCTGACCCGCTATTAAAACCCGATCCAAACCCGCCTGAAGTTGCTGGAGGTGTTGTCGAAGGTGCGCCGCCAAACCCACCAGTACTACCACCAAAGCCGCCTGCGGCCGGCGCACTACCGAACCCACCGGTACTTGTTCCGCCGAACCCGCCTGCTGGCGCACTACCGAACCCACCGGTACTACCACCAAAGCCACCAGTGCTACCACCAAATCCGCCTCCCATTCCAGAGTTCATACCACCTTGCATACCTGCCGGAACTCCTGACATGTTAGTATTATTTGTCATTGTTTGACTTGTTGCTGTTGGATTTGCGGCTGTACCTGCTAGTTTTTCTTGTGTACGACCAAACGCACTAATACCTAATACCGCACCCATTGCAATATGAAATAGGCCAGCGCCTTGTAGGGTTAAAGGATTCCATTGGGTAATAGGTACATGATTTACACCCTGCCATAAGGCCCATAATACTGGAAATACTGCCATGTCTAACAGACATATTAACATATACATCCAGCCCATCATTGGACGCCATAGCTGTTGCATCCAATTATTTTCTTTCTTTGACATCGTTCGCTCCTTTGTCTTAATACTAGTATTTATTGCGCAGTCGGCGGTCCTACGTTTGGGTCAGTTTGAGTCACAGTTGCAGTAACACCTTGACCAGATAAGTCAGCAACTAAATCTACAGGTGCTGGATCAGCAGTAACTACTGGTGCAACTGCTGTTGGAACAGCAGCGGCATGTTTAGCAGCACGAGCAGCAGCATCTAAAGCAGCATCTACTAGATCTTCTGCTTCTCTCTTGGCCTTTTCGGCAGCAGCCTCAGCAGCAGCTTGAGCCTTGGCAGC